ATTTAAAGAAGCTTGTCAACGATGCAACACATCACATATTATTATGATGGAAGATGATGTATTAATTACCAGACCAATTACGGTAGAAGCAACTTGGGAACACGCTTGTGCTGATACAAAAATTGGTAATATTATACCGGAAGAAATACATGATTTAATTGAAAAGTTTTGTGGTAAAAGACCTACATTTAAACAGTATGGTGCTGGTGGCGGTTCAATATTTAATGTCTTGACATTTTTAGAAAATTATGATAAAATAACTAAGTATCTTGAAGAAATTTATAAATTACATAATCAATATCCACCTTTAGGTTATGTTGATTGTTTGATGAATGTTTATTATTATCTTTGTGGAAAAGATTATTCGGTAAATCCACATAGAACTGATACACATAACCATAAACCTGGATTTGATTATGAATCGTTTATAAGTAACCAATCAAGCGATATACAAATTATTAACAATTATAAAAAATATTATTATGAATGAAATTACTATTGTAACAGCCTTCTTTGATATTGGTCGTGGTGATTGGACTCCAGACAAAGGTCTACCACATTATTTACAGAGAACTAATCAAACTTATCTACAAAGATTTGGTAATATGAGCACAATCAAAAATAAAATGATTGTGTATACCGAAGAAAGATTTGTTGAAGATATTAAATTTTATCGTAAAGATAATCCAACCGAAATTCTTGTAGTTGATTTTCAAAATTCATTTGAAAAACTCCGTGAAAAAGTTTCTACGGTTCAAAAGAATCCAGAATATCAAGCGAAAATAAATCCCATGCAAGTACGCAATCCAGAATATTGGAATGCTGATTATGTTGTAGTAAATGCTTTAAAATCCACTTTTGTTTCTAAAGCTATTGAACTAGGTCATGCTGTAACTGACTTGGTTGCTTGGCTTGACTTTGGTTATTGCCGTGATGAATCTACACTTAATGGTGTAGAACTTTGGCAATATCCGTTTAATAAAGAAAAAATTCATTTGTTTAACATCAAAGAATGGAAAGAAGGAACAATTATTCAAGATGTTATTGCTAATAATGATGTCCATATTACTGGCCCGTGTATTGTTGCTGGCAGAGAAATGTGGTCAAAATTAGAATATCTTGTTCACCATTCTATTGAAGAAATGGTTAAGAACGATTTAATTGATGATGACCAAACTATGTTATTGATGTCATATCTGTTTGCACCAAATATATTTGAATTACATCCAGTATCTCCAGATAACTGGTTTGTTGCTTTTAAGGAATATAATGAAAATACAAATTGATTGTACGGCCAATCTTGGTGATTTTTGTAATGCTTTACCAGTAATTTCTGGCATTTCAAAATATGTTAATGAAAAAATTGATATTATTATTCGACCAGAAATGCGTAAGTTCAATGGCATTAAAGAATTTTTACTATATCAGCCAATGTTTAATTCAGTTGAATTTGCTGATGAAGTATTTACCTATGGTGATATTATGAAGCTTAGTTCATGGACTCGCATGGACCAAGAGAATGAAAATCGACCTATTGAAACTTGTCGTTATGAGAATTGGGTGAATGATAATTACAGAATGTTGTTTGAAGTGGATGATGATTTTGAGATACAGGTTGGACCAATGCCTTTTACTTTAAGTGATATTATGAGTAAAACTGTCATTGGTGACCGATGGAATCATGAAACGATTGATACACGAAGAAATACCAATATAGTTGAACATGGGGTAAAACCAGACCCATTAAAAGTAATCTATCTCGACTATTCAAAACCAATTATGGAAAATTTGAATATTATTAAAAATAATCCTAATCCTTTTATTACTACGTTTACAGGTATTGGTATTATTGCTGATTTAATGAATAAAGAAACTATTGTTTGCTGGGACGAAGATATGAGAATGTGGGATGGTCAACCTGTTGAGTTTGACTTCAAGCGACACTATTATGGTAATCGCAAATCAAAATTAGTTTATGTTAAGGATTTAGTAATATGATTTATAATATTCGTAAAGGTGTTTTTGGTAATTGTATTCGCAACGGAGATTTAATTGCAGTTGCTAATGTAGTTGAACATCTAAGAAAAGTTAATGATGATAAAATTAGATTTTGGATTGATCCTGCGGCACTAAGTCAAGAAAAATATGTACAAAATTTTCATACTTGGATGATTGGAATGACCGATTATTTTTCTGCTTTTGAAGGAAATCAAGATTTACCTTGGAAAAATGTCAATCTGTGGGATTTTCGTGATATCATTGGAGATTTGGTAAAAATACCAAACCATCAAAAACCAGAATTCAAAATTGTTGTATGTCCAGTCTTAGATGCTCCGTACAATACATACAGAAATTGGCCTAAGCCAGTTTTTGAAAAAATATTAAAAATATGTGAACAAGGATATCCGAATAACTTTGAAAGAGTTCTTTGTGTATCACCTAATGTTGATTTAACTGATTATGATACATCTAGATGGCAAGTCAGTACCAATTTTATAGAAAATCTTCACCACATTATGAATACACAGGTTTTTATAGGTGGTGATACCGGTACATCTCATTTTGCATGGGCTCTTGATACTGGACCTAAAGAGCTTATCTATTATAACTCTAGTCGAGGTTTAGTACACACATTACCTTTCTATTTGTTGAAGGGTAAAGGTGAAATGCGAACTTATTGGCTGGATTTCGAAGGAACTAAATTTTAAACCGAACATTTTTAGCCCTATGTATCGAAGCCAACATTTATACAGTTATATTATCAAATTTTAAAAGTTGTATAAATAAGGTGTACGGCAACCAAAGTGTGTTGCAAATCTGTAAGGAAATCAATGTTATCGTTTAAAACTTTTTTAAAAGAAGAAACCGAAGAAGGTTCAAAACTTAAGCATATACATCATGCTGAAGATAGACCTCTATTTCACGGTAAAAAAGGATTTGAACACGCCAAAGGCGCACTAAACCAAGCTCATGAACATATGAAGTCTGGTGGAGATAGTTCTGCTTTAACAATGAAATATGATGGTTCTCCTGCAGTAGTATTTGGACACCATCCAGAAAATGGTAAATTCTTTGTAGCTTCAAAATCTGCTTTTAACAAAAATCCAAAGATTAATTATACACACGCAGATATCGTAAAAAACCATGGTCATGCGCCAGGATTGGTAGAAAAACTCCACGCAGCATTAAATCACCTCAAAAAAGTTGCACCAAAAACTGGCGTATATCAAGGTGATATTATGCACTCTGGTACTGATTTAAAAAATGAGAAGAATGGTAAAGTATCATTTACACCTAACACAATTAAATATACCGCATCTGGAGATGAAGCTGATAGAATCAAAAAATCTAAAATTGGTATAGTAACTCACACACAATATCACGGTAAAGATATTACCTCGATGAAAGCTGATTCTCATCCAGACTTACACAATTTCAAACAACATCCTGATGTTTGGCAAAAATCACCTAATCACGACACAAAACAAATTCATTATTCTGAAAAAGACCAAGCTGAGTTTCATAAACATATGGATGCGGCTGAAAAAATACACAAAGAACATGGTAAAACCATGTATAAGTCCACAGAACCTCATCAAGGTGAATCCGGACACTTAGCAACCTATATAAATCATACAGTTAGAACAGGTGAAACACCGTCAGCTGAGGGTTTAAAAGCTCACATTACTGATAAGTATAAAAAAATATCCAGTAAGTTAAAAACTCCAGCAGCACAAGCTCGTAAAAATACTGAGTTATCTGCACACATAAAACACATAGATGCACACAAGAAAGACTATGATAATTTGTTAAAAATGCACCATCATTTACAACAAGCTAAAAATATTTTAGTTAAAAATTTGGAACAACATGAAGGTGGTTTGGAACATCATATAGATAGTAAGAGAACTGGTCCTGAGGGTTTTGTAGTGAATCATGCAGGTGAACCAACAAAATTAGTCAACCGTGCCGAGTTTGCTCGTGCCAATTTATTAAAGGTAAGAAAATGACAACAATACAAGAAATGATTTATCGTGAAAGGGCAGGATTACTAAAAGAAAATTTTGGCGATGACCATGATTTTAGTTCTTTAAAACCACATCATTCTTATACAACAAAAGATGGTCACCAAGTTGATGTTCATATCTTCAATAATCCTAATGGTAAACATGCTATTTTTTATAATAAAAATTTGAATGGTATAACAAAATTGGTT